TTAAGTGAAGAAGAAAAATACGAGAAAATAAAACAGCTTGACGAAGCCTACCTACAGAGCAAAGTAGCCCAGACAAACGAACTTTTGACATTGATACAAGGCTATGTAAATAAAAGCGTGGATGTAATGAATCAAGCCACAAATCTTATGCTTGAAACATCTAAGAACCAAGCAACAGCAGAGCAAGCACAGCTTGAAATGAAATATCGCAAAGGAGAGCTAAGCGAAGAAGAATACAATAAAAAAATCAATGAAAGTAAGAAAAAAGCAGCTAAAGAGCAATACAAAATACAGATGGTGCAATGGATGGCTTCTATTCTACAAGCAACAGCTAACGTAGCACAAGGCGTTACACAGGCAATTGCACAAGGTGGAGTAGCAGGTCTTATTACAAGTGGCATTGTAGCAGCAGCGGGAGCAGCTCAAATTGCAAGCATTATAGCAAACAAGCCTATCCCACCCAGTTTTAGCACAGGCGGAATTGTAGGTGGCTCTTCTTATCATGGTGATAACATAGCAACAAATCTTAACAGTCGTGAAATGGTAATGAACATGAGCCAACAAAAAGGCTTATGGGACTTTATCAATGGTGGAAGTAGTAGCAGAGGATCATCCCCACAAATAGTCATAAATAATAGTGCCTCAAATATTGCGAGTGCACAGCCACGCTTAACACGAGATAAAATTGAAATAATGATAGATGCTCGTGTAAACGACAGCTTAAAGAATGGACGTTATAATGGTGCTTTGAATATGGCTCAGCAAGGAATGAGTGGAGATTATTACGGAATATAACGGAGCAAAAAATGGCAGTAAATTGGAGTTCATACGTAAACGCTAACTTTTATGGGCAAGACGGAAGCTATAAAGAGAACACCGAAAAGGTAGAGTTTAAAAGCGGTCGAGAAATTGAGTACTTAAAAAACAGCTTACCAAAAAAGAAACATGCAGTAAATCTTAGACTAAAGGATACGGGAACAGCGAAGATAGCAGGCAAGACAGAGTTTCAACATTTCATTTATTGGTACGAAAATACAGCAAAAAGTGGTACTGTCCCGTGCAATCTAAAAGACATTATCACAGGAAGCGGACAGAAGCAGTATAAGATCAAAGTTACAGGCTGGAATGGACTTAAACACAAAGAAGTAAGCCTAGAATTAACGGAAATTTAAGATATGAATGTTTATAAGCAATTAGCAGAAGGTGGCGGTTATAACCTCCCATTTTTGGTCAATTTATCAGACCCAGAGAATACACTAAACATTTTTTTGATTAATGATAATCAAGACATGACTTACAAGGGGAGGGTCTACAATGCAAGCAATTTTACATATAGCCCGAGTACAACAGGGGAAGGCTCATTTAGTGTCGAATTAGTAGAACACACCTCAATCATAGATATGCTTGAAGACAATTACTATTTTAAGGTTGAAGTAATCGGCATATTCAACGGAGAGAATGTAGAAGAGATAGGCTTATTCAAACACAAATATGGAGAGGCTACATGGGACGGAATGAAGTTAGAGATGAAGCTAAACAAAGATGACCGTGGCGATATGACTTTTCCTGCTTTAATTTTTAATTCATACAACAATAGAGGAAACAATTGAAATACGACGATTTACTAAACATACCATTTAAGAAATTCGGAAGAGATAAGAGTGGCTTTGACTGCTACGGCGTAGTAATGGAATGTTGCAAGCGTGCAGGTACACCATTGAAAGATTTATACAGCGACATTGTAGACTTACCAGCAGACAAGGTCAATGAGTACATAGCAGGTGGTTTGAATGTTAGACAAATAGATAATGCAAAAATAGGAGCTTTAGTCTACTCAATTTATCACAGTAATACGCACGTAGGCTATATCGTAGAGCGGGATAAGGTCCTACATGCAACAATAGACAGGGGTGTTAAAATATCACCACTTAAAGCAATGCACCCAATTGCATTTTTTGAGGTTATAAATGAAAGCGACACTTTATAAAGAATTATCAAACAAACAGAGCCCTATTGAATTACAAGCAGGCTTAACTGTACAAGAAGCCCTACCCAGCTTTGATTTAGATAATGCTATTATCATAATTAACGGAAGGGTTGAAAATTATAATTATATATTGCAAGAAGGGGAGAAGGTAACAATAAGACTCACTCCCAGCGGAACTGTAGCACTCATTGTGACTGCAGTTGTTGTCGCTGTCGTAGCTGTTGCCGCAGGTATAGCAGGCGGAGTGTACGCATATAGAGCAAGACGGGACGCAGAAAAAGCAAAAGAAGAGCTTGAAAAAATGAAAAAGCTCTCAAACAGCCCAACAATTGACAATCGCCCTTTTTTACGAGGAGCAAGTAATACAATTGCAAAAGGAAATAATCAGCCGTATATTATTGGCAAGCATTTATTTACACCCTATCTATTGTGTTCACCATTCTATGAAATAACAGGCAAGGACGGAGGCGATCAGTATACATACACAGTATTAGAATGCGGATTTAATAAACAGGTAATTAAAAAAATTGCTATAGATGATATCATAATAAAAACATTCAAAGAAACCTCACCACAAGAGGGTGGGTATAACATAGACACAGGAATATTTACAGAAGAAGGACGTATAGAAATTGCACAAGATGGCAAGCTATTAAGCGATATACCAGCATTGAATTACAAGGTAGACTCAAAAGCTTGTAACAGCGAAATTCCACATGACAGCGACGTAAAAGATGGGAAAAAATCATACCTTACCTATACATTAAATCCATATGCAATGAATGTCGACATTGCCATCACTTTCCCTTACGGCTTATATGCTATGAATGATAGTAGCAAGACAGAAACGCAAGTTACAATAACACCTGAGTATTCACTAGACGGAGGTACATCTTGGAATACTTTTTATTTCAACAATAACGGAACACGAACCAATATTTTTAGAAGGTGCATATCAACAAAAGAACTGCGTTATGTTGCACATCAAGATTTTACAGCCTCAGATTATGAAATACTAAAGAAAAACAATCAGACAGCAATATACATCAGAATTAGAAATAATGGCACAGCAGGAGACAGTAGCATTAAAAACGATTGCTATTGTCTTTTTTATCAGTCCACTTGTTACGACCCAGACAAGAGTACAGGTACAGAATTAGTGCCTTGTAAAATCATAGAAGATAGGGAGCGAGCATTCTGTACAATTCTTGCACTAAAATTAAAAGCCACAAAAATTAATGAAGATAAACTAAAGAAAATAAATATCATAACGCAGGGTATAGCTCGCACTTGGAACGGTAAAAAATGGAGTCAAGAAAAGTTAGAAACCCGAAACCCTGCAGCGTGGGCTTTGGAGATTGAAACCAGCAATAGCCACCCAGCAAGCCGTTACAATGATAGCGAATTAGACCTAGAAAGCTTTGGAGAGTATTATGAATATTGCGAAAAGCAAGGCTATAAGTTCGATTGGGTAATAACGCAGAATATAAAGAAAGATGACATCCTTAATCATATTGTGGAGGCAACAGGAGCTTGTATTTACATAGATATCTACGGTCGCAGAGCTATTGCTATCGATAGACCTCAAGAAAACGCTCTCGCCGTTTATAATCCACAGAATATTATTAGCATTCAAAACAAAAAAACTTTTTCCAGACGCACAGATGGTCTTCGCATAAAATACGTAAATAGCAAAGACGATTTATACCAAGAAGACACATACTTGCTTATGAGAGAAGTAAATGGCAAGACACTCGAAATTACTCCCGATAGCATCATTAAAGACATCAATATTACAGGCATTACAACCTTTGACCATATTGTAAAATATGCTAGAAGGCTTATGGCAATAGAAGCACTAAGACCTAAAACCACAGTTATTGAAGTAGGAAACGAAGGTGTATTCTACACTCCTTATAGCAAGATTTTAATCCAAGATGACAGCTTAAAAATTGGAATAGGTAAAGGCTACATAATCACATCTACAAAATGGAGAGGTGGACTCTTAAAGAAAATCTACACTAGAGAGCCTCTAACATTTGACGCAATGAAAACATACGGAATTATCGTCAATTGTTTTACAGAAAAAGGAGCTCAGCCACTCGCCTTAAAAGTAGAAGGAGAAGGTACTACAACAGAGCTTACAGTTCTCACGCAGATAAGAGCAAGTACAGATGTTAAGCCTGAGGAGAATAATATTTTCTCATTTGGAGAATTAGATGTAGACGGCGAGTTTAGCAAAATCACAACGCCTTACATTATTAGCCAAATAAAACGAGGTGAAGCAGGCTTTAATTTAGAATTGGTAAACTATCACGAAGCTATTTACGAAA